AGCGGTCAACCTTCCACCGGGCCCCATCGTGGCGGATCGTCAGGGCACTTCTGGTCGGCCCACGACAACTTGCTCAGCCACTTCCGCTCTCGGGCCACCGGGCATCCGCACAAGCCGCACGCCCGGCCGTCGAAGTGTGGGCACGCAGTGCAGATGTCGTGGCGTCTCTGTACCTCGGCCTCGCTCGCCATGGGGGCTCCGGCGGCAACGTGCTTGGCGGCGGCGGCTGCAAAGTTGGCGGCCTTCTGAAGCAGCGATGGAACCGGATACGCCGGGTGCGTCTCGTCCACGGTGATCGTATCGCCGTCCTCGCTGACGATGCAGGCACGCACGGCGTCGAGCGTGGTGCCACGCTGGCGGCACCGGGCCTCGAAGGCGGAGCGGCGGCCAGTAATCATGGGAACTCGTTGCAGTCGATGGTGGGCACGAGGTAGTCTTGGTCGGGGTCGTTGGGGCATGGAATCCCGCCGCACGCGGCAGACTCGCCGCCTGTCGCATTGCCACCAAATAGCTGGAAATACTCAAACGGCCCATTTGTTGTTGCGGCATCGGTTATGTCGGTCAGCACTCCGTCCTCGCACCGATACAGAAACCACTTCTCCCACTGGGTCGATACAAAACTGTAAAACCCTGGGAAGCCGAGCGATGCCGACGCCACGAGGCAGGAGTTGGTGGCACGCCACCAGAACCAATCGCAGTCGCCAAGCAACTCTGGATAGCCTTCGGCGTATTGAACACCATCAGGGCCGCCGCTTCCGGCAAGGAGCCCGACCTTCCCGTAGCCCTGAAAGATAGAGAAACTTGTGCCGTCAGGCGTACACGGCACCTTGGAGTCTTCGTCCAAGAACTGCGGTATCTCGCAGTTCGCGCAGGAGCAAGGTTCCGGTTGGCAGCACGGGCAAACCATCACGGCACCCGTATACGTAGGAACGTGGCGGTGACCGTGCCGGTGATGAACGTGACGCTCGACATACCCGAGGCAAAGACAGCGGTGGCAGTGCCGGATGCCACCTGCACGCTGGCAGTCGAGACGCTGACGCTCTGCACGGCCGTCGCCGTGCCGCTGGACTTGGTGACGCCGACAGTGATTGAGCAGTCAGCGGTATTCAGCGACGCCGTGACGGAAACGTCAGACAGGAACGTGATCGTTGCAGTGTTCGCCGTGACGCCTGACACCACGGTGGCATTGGCAGTGCCGCTCACGTAAGTGGCCGTAGACGTACCAGTGGCGAAAGACGCCGTGGCCGTCTGCGTGCCGAACACCGCCGTGCGTGCCTCCAGCCTCGGCACGACCAGCCACCAGTTCGTCCCCTCACGGCCGACGATGCAGTCTTCGTTAACGTAGCCCGTGAGCGTGATCGGCCACGACAGGTTGACCACGTTGGCCGTGGCCGTCGGCACGTACTTGAACGTGACGATCTTGCTGCTGCCAATCGGCCACGCACCCGAGAACGTCGCAGCCCGCACTTGCTTCGGGTGCCTGTCATCTACGAACCGCCTAGCGAACCTAAGGGGCTCACCCGCTGGCACCGCTGTTTCAGCGTTGCGAACAACGCGCGCAACTCTCTCCGCGCTCTCGCGAGTGAACTGGACTGCGTCGAGCGGGCCTTTCTGTCGTGCCATTTTCAGTCAGGCGGTTCGCCAAAAAGCTCGGTAAAGTCAGACACTTGATTTACACGTCGCTGCAAGAGTGCTGGCAAGCCAAATGTTTGATTGCCGCTCCCATCAAGGCCCACGGGGTTTGCGGACGCCACCCACTCGCCGTTCTCAAAGTCGAACACCATCGCACGCCTCCGCTGGCCGCCGCTCAGGTAGTTCCACCCAACGTCAGGCAGTTGCAGGATCCAAGTTGTTTGGCGGTACAGCAGGTCGATTGATGTCGCCCAGTACTTGTACGTCTCGTCGTTGAAATACTCGATTGTGTAGACCGCCGAAACGCCAGCCACTTTCCATGTGTGCTGAGGCGCACCGGCATAATCCGCTCCGTTGATGGTGTTTGTTGCCTCGACCTGCGCTATCGGAAACACGCCGACGTTGGCCTTGATGCTCGCCTTGACCATCGCCTCGTCTGTCACAAGCCCTTCAAAAAAATCATACGCAGAGTTGGTCAACGGACGGACATCGTTGTTGCCAGCACCGTGGTAGTAGTACAGGGCAGGAAAGTTCGCCCCGTAGGATTCAAACGCCCAGACGGGATCACGTTCCGTTGGCGTCTGCGTCTCAGCGTCGCTGATCGTTCCGTACTCGCCGACAACTTCAACGTGGTACGGGCTGTCGTTGAATCGCTCATTGATTTGCAGCCTGCGCAACTTGAGCGACGACCACGTTGGATGCAACGCACCCCAGCCAGAAACGCCTAGTTCTGTCAAAACATCGCGCTCGTCAAGTGCGTCGTTTTGCAGCGTTGTGTCTGCGAGAGTGCAGACCCATCGCCGGGTGGCTGTCGGCCGCTCGCCAATCGAGAAGTCGGACGACCGAGCAAGTTCGTGAACCCTCTGGATTCCCACTAGCGTGCCTCGCCAAAGCTTGAGTATCCGACGATTGCAACCGGCTGGTTAAAGTAGTTGGCCGCCGCCTGCGCGATGCCAATAGAAATCCGCTCGAGCAACTTGGTCTGCAATCGCGACTGAATCAGTGCGGGGTCTTGGGCGTTGGCGGCGAGGTTCAGCACCAGGGCAGCACCCTCAGCGGTGCGGATGTCGCTGCCCGTGATGGTCTGCGAACCGAGCGTGTTCAGTTTCGTGAGCCGCTCTTCCTGCCGCTTCGCTTCGGCCTCAGCGGCCTTTTGCTGCTCCTCAAGCACCTTCTGCTGGTACTTAAAGATTTCTTCCTGCACTCGCTGCTGCTCTTTGGCGGCGGCCTCGGCGGCTTGCTGCTGCTGCCGCTGGTACTCCTCCTGCGCTCGCAGTGCTTCTTCCTGCTGCCGCTTCTCCGCAGCAAAGCGCTCCTCGGCGGCCTGAGCCTTGAGCTTCTCAACCTCTTCGATGTTGCGAATCTCGTTGTTGAACAGTTCCTGCTGCCGGGCCACCTCGGCGTCGAACGCCTCTTTGTTGAGGATGCCGGCGGATGCCTGCTCCTGGGCAGCGGCGATGCCTTCCTGCAGACGTAAGGCAGCGTCGAACCCGGCCTGGCCAAACTCCTGAGACTTGGCAATGAGCCCGTTGATGTTCTCGTCAACCGCTTGGAACGCAGCCTGAAAGCCCTGGCCGAAGCCCTGCTCCAGCGCCTGCTGCTGGTCTTCGAGCTTGCCCTGCAACTGGTCGAGCTCGCCTTGGCGGGCGGCTGCGGCGTCAGCCTCGGCGACGTTGTTGGCCTCTCGTGCTGCGGCCAGCTGCTCCGACACCCTCGCCTGCTCACGCTGCACGACCAGCAAGTCCTGTTCGATGCGTGCCGCCTCGTCGTTTGTCTGCAGCAGCTGGTCGAGCCGCTTACCGTCTGCGTCGGCTTGGGCCTGTGCAGCGTCGGCAGCCTCCTGCCGCAGCTGCCGCTCCTTGGTAATCTCGCCGTTCAGCCGCTCCATGAATCCGTTCATGATCTCGATCTGGTCGGCAGTCAGTTCGCCTTCCGCAGCCATCTGCGAGAACGTGGCCAGCGTGGCCTGCGACTGCTGAAGGAACTCAGACGCACCGCCCTCAGCGGTGGACAGGAACTGGTCAAGCTCTGCCGTGGCTGAGGCAAGGTTGGCCTGCACCTGCACTTCGGGCAGGCGGGCGTTCTGGATCTCGGCTCGCAGCCCGGCAAGAAACTGCGAGGCGGCACCTTGGCCTGCCTCTGTAGCGTTTCCGGTGCCGCCCGTAAATGCGTTGTTGAAAGCCTCTGCGGCGTTTGTTGCCGCCTGCTCGAGCTGCGCGGCGTTCTGCTCAGCAAAGCCACCGGCAATCTCTTGTAGATTCCTGCCGTACTGCTCCAAGTCGGAATCGACAAAACTGCCAAGGCCCTCAAGGATTTTTCCGAATCCGATCAGCAGGTTATCGACAATCAGCTGCAACGCATTGAAGTACGTCCGAAACCCTTCGCTGACGCCGAAGAGAACTTGTGAGACAGTGTTGAACGTAGCCGCTGCATCTTGAAACGTCAGGCCAAGCTCGCCGAAGTTTGCCACGAAATCGTCAAAGATAGCGGCAAAGTACTGTGCACCCTGTAGCAGCACGTCGGTGATTGCATTGGCGATGCCGGTGCCGCCTTCGCCTTGTGCTCCGCTCCACTCCTCAACAAATCGCAGAAACTCGTTGGTTACAGCCGTCACGGCCGGCGCGAGGTTGCCAATGACTTGGCCCACGATGCCGTTGATGGTTGCGGCCACCAAGTCAAAAGCGTCGTTCATGTCTGCGACGTTGTTGACTTGCGTCTCGCTGATGATGATGCCGAGCCGCTCGGCACGGGCCTGCAGTTCTTCAATGCTGGCCGCACCTTCACGGAACAGCGGAGCCAAAGCGGCCCCCTGCCTGCCGAAGATGGCGACAGCGGCGGCAGCACGGTCTGCGGCCGTCGGCAGCTGCGAGATGGCCTGCCCGATCTCTGAGAACTGCTGCTCGGGTGACAACGCCCGCAGATCCGCCAGCGACAGGTTGATGCCCTTGAGAGCCTTGTCGAGTGCGTCGCCCGGCGTGGCCTTGCCGATATTCACGGCCAGCCGCTGCACGGCGGTGCCGAACTGCTCGGTGTCCACGCCGGCGAGTTTTGCCGCCAGCGAGTAGCCCTGCAGGGCCTCGACGTTGATGCCAGTGCGGGCCGACAGATCGTTGAGTGAGTCGATGCCTGAGTTGACGCTGGACACCAGCGTGGTGACTCGGTTCGCCACGTCACGGAACACGTTGGCGATTGCCTGGACTCCGTCCACGAACAGCCTACCGAGCTCGATGCCGGCGAGAATCTTCGTATTCCGGGCCAATGACTCCAGGCTGGTGTCGGCCTTCTTGGCGTTGTCGCTCGTCTTGTCGAGATCCCGCTGGGCCTTCTCCAGGGCTCGGTTGTAAGTTTCCTGCGAGATGCGGCCAGCACGCAACTGGTCGTTAAGCTCGTCAACCGCCTGGGTGTACCGCTCCTGCGGGCTGATGTTCGCCCGGGTGATCTCGGACGCACGCTGCAGGAGCTTCGTTTCCTTCTCAATCTCCTTGCCGAGGTTGGCATACGCTTCGGCAAACTGCTTGGCGTTGATCTCGCCGCCCTGCAGCTGCGTCACGAGAGTGTCGAAACTTGCAGCCGCAGCACGCTGAGCGTTGGCCGCCGCTTCACTGCTTCCGGCGAACTGGTCAAAAACGCTCGTGAGCTTGTCGGCGTTCTGCCCCAACTTCTCAAGCGCCCGCTCGGCCGGCGTCAGGTTCTTCACCACGCCAGAGGCGTCGGCGGAAACCTTCATGGCGAGTGAGAGGATGTTCGACATGGCTACTGCTCAAAGATGCCGGCGAGCTTTGCGAGCTCTCGGGCCATCTCCTCTGATGTCTGCGGTGGCTTCTCGGTCGGAACGAAATCGGACGCCTTCGGTGCTTTGCCTTTCTCGCTGTACGGTGCGAGCACGGCACTGGTTAGCAAGCCTGTCTGCTGCCATGGATCCGGCAGAGCGTGGTAGTAGCGGGTGAACGCCACCCACTCACTGAGCTCTTGCGAATCCATGCGGCGAGACAGTTCACGCACCGTCATGCCTAGGTGCCCGGCGAGGCGGAAAAGAAACCTCCGCATCGGCCGGGTCTTCAGTTTTTTGCGAGTTCCTCCACGTCGCTCTCGGTCATGTTGTTGTGCTTCATGGCCTTCTCGAACAGCTTTGACACGACGGCCGACGACTTCTTCGCCAGCTGCTCGATGCCCTGCTCGTCGAAGAGCCGCTCGCCGCTTTCGGGGTGGCACAGACAGCGGGCCAGGTACTTCGTTCGGAAGTTGTCGATGCCCCGCTCCTTGTTGCCGATCCACTCCTTCTCGTAGGAGTCCCGCTCTTCGACGGTCATCACACGGATGCCGAGCACCAGCGGCTTACCGCTGGCGTCCTTCCACTCCTTCACCGTCACCTTGAGCACGGACAGATCGTCCGAGGCGAGAATCTGGGCGGCGAGTTCTTGAACAGTCAGAGCCATGGCATCTCCTAGGGTTGGATCCTTAACGTGACGGTGTACCGTGCCACGTCATTGGCAATGCCCTGGAGCGTGAACTTCTCGAGCACGGCGGTGCCGGAGTAGGCAAGTCCGCCGCCGGCAATCGATACCGCAGCACGCTTGGCGTACTTGGCCGTCGAGATGTTCGCAGTCGTCAGGCACGATATCTCTATAGTGCCAACGTCAAGCGTCCACGTACTCGCACGAGCCAGCGGCAGCGAGCCGCCGTGTGTCACACGCAGTTCGGTGATCTCACCGAATGACACGCCGTCCCACGTCGCCGTGACGCCCGCTGCGTACTCAGCCATGACGGGCCTCCGTCAGGCTTAACGATCAATGAGGATCGTCACCTGGCCCCGGATGGCATCGTTGGTGGCGAGCGTGAGCGTGGAGCTCT